GTGACAAATAGTTGATCAAAAAAGCTCTACCTAATTGAGACGAACTAGCATATAAGTTCTTCAAAGGCACATTATAATTCCCATACGGCTGGTATGATACCATGAATCTCCCGTAATGAAAGGGAGATCCCGAAATCGAAATTCTAACATGCATATCTCCACTAAGATAGGCAAAATTTCTCAACTTCGCCCTCACGGCGGGAGTTGAAGTAAAGAGCTGCCAAACGGGGAGGCTTAATCCAAAGTCGGTACTCAAGGGAATGCTCCCTTCATATATCAAAATTGGGCGTGCCAAATAATCACCCATGTCCAAAACATTTCTTTCTCCATCACCCGGCGCAAAACCGACACCCGAACTGGTATCATCCTTGCCTTGACCTGGCAACTCCAAAACATTCTCCTCATCGAGTTCTCCCGATTCAACTTCAATCTCTCGTTGTCGTCTTAGGATCTCCCGAATTGCTCGTATGGTCAGTTCCAAGTCGCGGACCTTCCCACGCAAGTGGCGTTCGAGATTAATCATCTCGTACATATCAGCCTCTTCAACTCTCAGCATTCGTCGAGTCAAGTGAATGTCTGAAAAGGTGGAGTAGGCTGTTTTAGTTTCGTCCAAACGAGTCTTAGCTATCTCAAGCTGTGTCTCATAAAGATTCAACTGTTCATCGAGCAGCATGCTCGGAATGGGGTTTTCATAATAAAAGGTGTTCGCACTACATCTACGTAACGGTAGTCCCAATAATGTAGTAATAAAAGGGAACCGATCTCTTTCCTCCTCAGAGCTAGAGGTGCTCATACCTTCAACAAGCATTTCCGGAGAAGCGGAAGAGATACCACTCTCCGCAACGATCTCGTTGAGGTGGTTGTGTTCACCGCCCGCGACAACCATAGTTGCGAGCTGGTGCTCTCCAAACATAGAAGACAAAATCTCTGCACGAGTGGGAAGAGGGATAAAAGATCCGTTACGAATTTTCGTAAGTAACATCTCTCCTTTCTCCCTAAACTCATCATGCTGAGGTTCGTCCAAATGGAAAACAAGTTCCCACAAAACCGAAGTCAGAGCTGAATGGAGCTGCTCGGACCTCGGAATATGTGATGATGGAATATACCAAGCCAAAGTTTTAAACAAAGAATTGATATCTAAAGGGGCTATCCACCTCTCTAGTTCTACAGAATAACGAAAATTCCTCTTCAAAAAAGAACAATCGCCAATCTGCAAAAAATCCGTCATCTCCGCCTCTTTCGAAGCGGGCGTATATCTGATACCGTACAAGCCGGCACATAGTTCACGATAGATGTTGTTGTTAAATTCACACCCATCTTTCACCGCAGCTAGCAAGTCATCACCAAACACACGAGGCAAAACGTGATCAAAAAATGATAAGTCTCGCGTCGACTCATTAACATACCATGCGTACATCAAAAGTATAACACCACGCAGGGAATTATCCTCAGCAGTAGCGTATTTACCAGATGGCTGCATGCCTGGTAGCTCAAATAAGTCTTTATTAACCTCCATAACAGGGAACAAGAGATCTGTAAGAAGACACCTAACCATACTCAATGCCACATCGCTATATCCAAAGTGTTTAAGCACTCTGTACACAACAGTAGTAGCTGCGTGCCCTATTTCAAAAGGCATGCTTTGATCATAGTTAGAATAATCTCCTTCCATTATATCATCACTGAAGGTCGTGAGATCACCCACAAACTTCTGCGCCCCGGTATGCATATTGATCCCAATGGCAGAGCAAAAAGCCTCTCCTCTCTCCACCATTAAAGTGTAAAAAGGGCTCAATAGCATGCGACTAATAATGAGTTTGTCCAAGGGAGACACAAAGAATAAACGAGTTTTTCCCTCGTGTATCTTTTGTTGTTCCCTCGGCTCATCTTTCAGACAGCCGGAGTAGACACTGCGCCAGGTTTCCCCGGACGCATACCGTTCCAGAATTGAGGCAAGACGACCCGCCAGCTCCTCAGTGGGCTGACGTATCAAGACTTCCCCTTCTTCATAAATCGGCAAATGGGAACTCTTTTTTCCTCCCATAGGGTAACCAGCACCTGTAGTAACATTAATCCTCTTCGTAAAAGGATCTTTCTGTACCCCGTTGATTGCATCTTCGAGGGACATAGGTGCCAATTTTAAATCACCAATTTTACCAACGATGTGCACTACAAACTCATCAACTACTCTTTCCAAAATATCGGATCGAAGCGACGGACGCTGACTCGACATCTTATTCAGAGCAATATTATATGGTGATAGATACTCACCGTCACGAATGACTGGTTGCATAAGTGGTGGTCCAAATTGCTTCGAGACACACACTCCTGAAATAACCTCAAGATCTTCTATTAAAGGGGATAAAGGGGACTTGGTTACCTTAGACTTATTCTTGATAAGAACGGGTCCAGGGATTTTACCAAAATATTCTAATCCATGCAAAATCTCAAATCGAAAAGGTGACTTCTGGGTTGGTGCTTCAAGGCTCTGAACCGGAATTTCACCTTTACTAGCAAGGGGCATCAACCCATTCTGTTCAAGGTGTAATACTGCGGCTGCCAAACGATCCATAGTAAGGACGGTTGAATAGCCATTCTTTCCAGAACCTCCAGCATGCAAGCCGACAACTTTAATCCCAACACCCTCGATTAACAAGGGCGTACCACACAATCCAACCTTGTGATCAGGGTAGGTATACTCCCACAAGTGGTCAACATAATGGGAGGTACCAGAGTCCTTCAGTACCTGTTTAGAACGTATAAGAGTGGCTCTAACCGATGCTTCCAAGAATTTTGCGTTATACTGGTCACGCGGCGGGATACTCTCAGCAATATGCTGACGCACATCTTTAAAATATACCCCAGAGAGCTTTACCAGAGTCATATCATTCCCCATGTCAAATCTAGAACGACTATCAATAAAGGAATCTCTAAAGACCTGGTTATTGGCCATATCATGACTAACTGAAATCTTTACGCACACTTCGGGAAAACTTCCCAAGGCGTGCGTATTAATAATAGCTAGATTAGAACAAACACCAAAAACTCGCGTAAACCGGTTACGATCAGAAACAACAACCGCAGATCTAACATTCCGAGACACTAAGTTTTGAAGTTCGTTAATCCCACCACGATGAGGGGCAGGATCTTCGAATATCTCACGAGTATTCCAGATAGCATGATCTTTGACGGGAATTCTTTCCCGCTGTTTATCCACTCCCAGCGACTCCTCATAGGCTCGAAGCTTAGACAAGACACCTTCATCTGTCAAAAACACAGAAGAGGCCTGAACCTCAACGTGTTGTTTGACATATAAATCTAGGAGTTTCTTAACAATTGTCAAAGTGGCGACAATAGCAATACCATAAGTAGCGTACGTATAGGATTGATAATGTTCTTCCTTTTCACCAAAAATACTGTTTCTTATGCGTGTAGCAGCATCTCGTCGCAAACGTCGAAAGAAGAAAGAAAAGAACTTCCCTCCAAAACGTGTCCAAGCGACCAAAAGCATTAAATTTGCAAAGACCCATACCAATGAGTCTTTCATCAAATACCACAGCGTAAGAAAATAAAACTGCAGATCAAAACCTAACAGCTCAGGTAAAAATGAATCAAAGTAGGAATCAACATCTATCATAATACGACTCTCCGTTTCAACCTCTCTCCACAATAATGCTTCATCCTCTGAAGTCAAATCGTAGTCCCTTATAGACTCTTCTTTGGTCTCCAATCGATCATCAGTAGGAGCGAACCGAGACGATGAATACATTCTACTACCTCTCTGAGTAATAGCATCCTGAATCTTGATGTGATCCAGGAACAGCTCTCGCAAAACAACTACGAGACGCCGTATATCATGCTCGGGATTGGAAGAACTCATTAGCTCCTCTCGACACGTATTAACGTTGCCAATTGGTGACAAACGATAAACGTCAAAAGTCCAACGGTCCATCTCGTCAGAATCATGCGCCATTGATTTAGCGGAATCCAAGGCATAAGTTCCCTCACGCCTAAATTCTTGTTTAACAACAGGACGGATATACAAAAATCTGCGCTTATATGCAGCGGGATTCTTGACCAAAACCTCAAGATTCAAATCTTTAGAATTGGTATCGCACATGACCAAATCCGGCATCGCGAAGGTTTTACCTTTGCCGCCAAAAGCCATATCCACAGGGAAAGGCAAACTGTCAATAAGAGTGGTTAACTCCTGAACAGCAGGATCACCGCGGTTTCTGGCCAAATTCTCATGCATATTCCCGATCTCCGAGTAATGCACAATTCGATGAGACAAAGGCTGAAAATTTTCCCAAAATTGAGAAGTCATCGTACGGTGATACACGTGCTTTGGGTCGAAATCTCTTCCCTTACACGTGCTCCAAACATCAGCAA